TATGTATTTTTGTTCATCCTTGTCAAAATAAACTTTTACAGGAACATTGTCATAGGTCACTGTGGTTGAATTTGTGACTGCTGTTGTAAGTGGTGGATATATGTTAAAAAAGTCTTCTGAAGAAGCATCCATATTGATATCTTCTGTGATCATATACACTTTGTCGTGATTTGAAAATTTTATTAGATCACCTTTTAACAGTGTGCCTGAACCACCGTTGCCTTTTACTAGACTTTGTCCAGCGGCATAGGTAGCATTGATTGTGATAGTTCCTGATGCTGTGCCTCTTGCTGATGAAATTGTGGGTGGCACTATGGTGAATGATTCAACCTGTCCATCCTGTGCAACTATGAAAGCAAAGTCTGCCATAACCTGTGCTCTGGTCATACCAGGGGACTTCAGTTTGAAACTCCAAAACTGTTGTCCTGTTTTTATTCTTTGTGTTTTGCCAGAGACGCTCACTGACACCCTGCTGTTGGTATTTGATTGCCAATCTAATGTTTCAAAACCTGCTGTTATTGGAAATACTCCACTCATTATGCTGTTAAACTCCTTTTACCTCGTTCTGCCAAACCTCTGTTGATTAGGCCTATTATTAAGTCTTGTCTTGTAGTTAATAGTTCGTTGAAGTCAGTGGCATCAATTGTGTTGATGTTGAATGTGACTTCTATGTTGTCACCACCGCCTCCCATTCCACCACTACCTGTGTTCATACCAATTTCATTGTTGGGTATCACAGTGCCAGATGAACCAGGCACAAATATCTCTGGACCTTTTTCACCAACTATAATTGGGGATCCTGCTCCAGTTCGTCCACCATTGGCAAATCCAGGTAGTAGACTGGTTCCACCTGTTAAGAACGCCAACACTGTTCTCAGTGCTATCTCTGTTTTCAATTGACTGTTTAATTTTTTTTGATTGGCAACTTGATTCCTTAAAAACTTTTCTAATGGTTCTAGTATGAATATGGTTATACCTAAATTTATAAATCCTTGTATCAATGCTTTCAATGTTGCGTTGGCTATCTCTCCAAGTGCGTCTCCCAAACTTTTTGTGCCCATAAAAACTTCTGTCAAGGCACTGGATGCTGTTTGTTGGAATGCACCCATACCTGCCGCCACTGCTTGTATTTTGCCTTCTAATGGTGTAAATCCTTCTCCAATGGTTCTGTTTAGTGCTTCTAGTATAACATCATTTTTGAATAATTCATTTAATTCTTCTGCTGATTTTGCCGCCGCATCATTGGATCTTTTTGTTCTTAAGATAGCGTCATCATAGTGTGTGAAAACTTTCTCTGCTTCTTCAACCTTGTGTGTGTTCCGCATAATGGCATCTGTATAATGTTGAACACTTGCACCTGTGTTCTCATATGCATCGTGCATAGCCCGTAATGATTTGACATTGTCATTCTGGACTGATTCTGCTTTTCCTAGGAACGGTATAAGGTCTTTTACTTTGCCAAGGAAGTTGCTTACTGCTGTTCCAGCCGTGATCAATGCATCTACCACAACCATTATTGCTTTGGCAATAGTTCCAAGTGCTGTGATGAATAATTTTAAGGCTCCACCAACTGCTATTCCCAATGACTTAACAAGGTCATCATTTTCTTCAATGAATGTTGTTAGGTCCAGTGTGACATCTTTCAATACTGGTGATAGTCCCTGTCCAAATGAGTTGGCTGTGTTTTTTAGTGCGATTGAAAAGTTAGAAAATTGTGTGGATAAGTTATCCGTGACCCTTGCTGTTGCACCACCAAAGTCTGCTCTAATACCTGTGGATAGTGCATTTAGAATCTTCTTGGCACCTTCTGCTGTTTTACCAACATTGGATATTTCTAATCTAGACAGTCCTAGTTGTTCTTCAAGTATTCTGAATACCGGAACCCCTCTGTCTGCTAGTCTGTTAAGTTCTTCAAGACCCAATCCACCTGAAGTGGTTCTTGAAAACAGATCCGTCATTGCCTGCAACGAACCAATTTGGTCTGTTGTTATCGCCGCCGTGTCTGTGAATAGTGTTAATAAGTCTTGTGTAGGTTCAATACCAGATGCTTTCAATTTAATGAAAGTGGTAGTAAGATCTTCTACACCAAATTGTGTTTGGGTTGCAAACTTGCTTACAAAGTCAAATGCCTCTGCACCAGCCTGGGCTGATCCAGTAACCGAAGCCAATGAGTCATTTAAATCTTCAAACCTTGCTGTGGTTGAAATTATGCTACCAATTATCTTGGTTGCTCCAACCGCCGCTAAGGCTACACCGGCACCTTTTAGTAGTGTGCCTAGTTTAAGACTGCTTCCTTGAAGAGCGGTAAGTTGGCTGTTTACCTTTCCAAGGGCCGCTTGGTTTTTAACTGCTATGTTTAAGAGTAAATTACCTTGGGCCATTATCGTCTACCTTTTGACTGTTGTTTTGTTTGTGTCATAGTCTTCTTGTTTTCCCTGTCTTCAAACAGCATATAACCCAACCACAATTCGTGTTCCAGCGTCGACATTTGTAAGATTTCTTCAACAGATTTTTTTAATCTGTCAGCCAACATCATTACAAACCTTAACTCGGCACTGGCCGCTATTCCTTTGCGGCTTCGTCCTGCGTCGCGGTTACTTTACTGTTGTTGATGGCAGTGGCAACTTTGACCACTACAAGTGGATCAGCCTCATTCATCAATTTTACTTTGTCAGCATCAGTAAAAAGTCTTTTTCCATCTTTGGATCTAGCCTTGGTCACTATGCTTTCAACAAGTGCTTCTACTGTCTTGCCTTGTGATTGCAATTCAAGTATTTTGCCCTCGTCTTTAAGCGGGTATGTTGTTCTAAAATACATATCAGTGCCCCACTCTTCACAATGATACATTTTCATTTCACCACCAATCGCTGATTGATAGTGTTTTGCGATTTTGTCTGTAATTGACATTATCCTACTCTCCTTCTGCTTGTTCTAAGCACTTCCCCCGCGGCAGGTCGTGTCATACCACGCGGTGCTTGTTTTGAATAACCCTCATCCAAACGCCCAATGTATGGGACTCTGTTGGAAACACGATAAGAAAACTTTTTTTGTTTTTTCATCTTCCAACCTCGTTTAGCACGACCAGATTTGACTGGTGTCTTGTCTTTGACCAGACCAAAGTAGTCTTGGGATATCAGGCGAACGGTTTGATCGATTTCCTTATTAAGATCAGCCGCTACCTTATTGCCGTTAAATTGGATCGTGACGTTTAACATTATAATTCTGTTTTCGTCAACGCTCCATCACCTTGAAAAGTTATACTTGCTTCTGTCATTCCATCAAAGTTTGTTGAAATAGAATGTCCAGTTATGATAACATTTCCTGATAGTTTTATACCAGTTACCAGCCCTGATGGGTATAGTTCAATTGCTGTTGAACCAAATGATCCTCCGATAGCATCAAAAAGGCTTTTTTGCCCTTCATCTGATTCTCTGAAGAATACATCCATAGTGCCAGAGAACTGTTTTAGTCCTGGTAGATAAGTTCTGCTTCCCGATCCCATAACAGTAGATTCGATAGTTTGTGTTTCTTGATCAATACTAAATGATCTCACATTTCCTACCGCAACTACTGCCGATCCATCTTCAGAAAACTTAATAACACCAGATTCACCTGTATATGTCGCTGTATTAGTCGCCATTGTTTGTCTCCTCTAAATTTAGATCATCCGGACCAGGGAGATCTTCAACCTCTCGAATCAGTTTGGGACTTTTGGTCCTTCTGGGTCTTAAGGTTGTTTTGGTTGTTGTTGTTGTAGAAGGTTCTGTGGTCCAACCTTCATCCAATCGTGCTTGAACATCCATTCCTCGCACCATTATTGAATTTTTTCCTTTGTATAACTTGATAGCCATTATAATACTCCTTTTTTGTATCTGTATATCACATCACAAAAAACAATTACTTCGCCCAATGGTAGTTCTCTTTCTACTACCTCAACATTTACTACTCTTGTTGTGACGTTGTGTATGTTTGTTTCTGCCAATGCAATATCTCTGTCTCTGGAAAGTTCCAGTGTTTCTTCAATTCTTTCTACTATTTCATTTCTCAGTGTGTCAATCTGTGTGCCTCTAACATAGCATCTTAGTTCATATGATATCTTGCCTTCACGCAGGTCTACAGCAACATCTTCTCTGGTTTCATTTGATGTCACAACCAATACAGCAGGAAATTGTGTGATGGCTAATTTTTGCACATCAAAGAATACCCTTGAAACCAAACCTGGAGCAGGATTAGTCATATTCTCCAATTGTTCTGTTATGTTTTTTGCTATGTTTTCTCTTGCTGACATTATCTAATCAACCTACCCTTGTAAAATGATTGTTTCTCATTGTCTGTAAATGTGCCTGAACTATCCAAATCATAATGCACACCGTCTTTCAATATAAGGTCAAATTCTTCTTCAAATTTGCTCTTGTAGAATTTCATTTGTTCCTGGAAAGCGTCTCCATCCGGATCAAATGTGCTTAATTTAGGATATATGTAGTAGGCTAAGACGTGATACACTGCGGCTCTAGTAAATTGATCTGAGTTCAATCTACTTGGTGATAGTTTGTCACTACCACCCAACACGGATATATCATATCTTGAAAATCCAGTTGTGGGCCACCATTTTACATTCAGTAGTCTGATGATGTCGTCGTAAGTTTTTTCGTGTTCTGTTAGGAATTCCTGGATACCGTATTTTTTTACGTCAGGAACATAACTTATTAGGTCTGTGTCTGTTGCGAATTGCGCCATTGTTAAAAGTCCTTCTTTTAATTCTACAAGGTCCTCCCTTGTGATACAGTTATTTATTGGATAAGTTGTAAGAATCTATCTTTCTTCATCACAGGCAATGACACATCTGGATTGCCATCGTGCACCACATATACTTCCCAATTTTTAAACAGGTTTTCTATTTTCTTTTTGCTGTGTGTGGTATATTTCCTTCTGGGACCTGTTTGATAGATATGATCAAAACTGCTGTCATCATTTATGCCCCAATCACAGCCTAGTATATACACTGGTTGTTGAGGATATTTTTCAACTGCTACCCAACAAGCCAATACACCTGAATTGCCTCCACTTACCATTTGATTGATTATAATATTCCAATTGGGCATCTGTGCATCTGACCTTGTGTAGTATTCAACATCCTGTTGCATTTTGATTTGACTCACAACACCAATATCAAATGCCGCCACAGCATCCACTGGTCTAAGTTTCTCAATGTAGTTGCAACCTATTTCAATTGGTTGTTGTGGTAATGTTTGAACAAGATCTTTTTGTGAAGGACCATTAAACCAAATTACAATTGACATATCAATATTTAACAGCCACAAAAAAAGGGCGACATAAAGCCGCCCTTTAATTTTATAAGCGTGGTTAAAACAATTAGATTGTGTTGTCCACTGCTATTTTAACACCATAAGAGTTGTGTAGAATATTGCAACCATATCTTGTAGATGCAACAACTTCTTCTGCTCTTAATGAAGCGTCTCTTTGAGTTTCAATTGAGATATTCTGTGCAACTGCTAACCCTAGGGCGTCTCTTGCGAAAACACCACAAACGGCGCTAGTTGCTGAATCTTCAACAACATTTGAACTTTCGAAAACGTCAATGCCAGCAATTCTACCAACATAACCTTCAGACATTGCCTGACTAGTCATAGGAAGTGAGTTTGTTGGGTTTGCGAAAGTGTTAGTTAAGCTCGACTTCAATGCGAACAAAGCCTGAGGAGTGAACACACCGTAGTATGGGCCAGGAACTGCATTTGCTTTTAAAGTTGCATATGCTTTTTGTAAGACCGCTACTGTTAGTTCACTTTGAGTGTCTGTTGTCGCGTTGATTGATGTTGAGAAAGAACTGAATTTTCCAGTTAATGCTCTGTCGTGTCTTTTTGC